TACTGAAGATGGTCAGACCACTAGTGTTGCTCACTGGATGGAAGAAGATGACTTCCGTAATAATGGTGGAGTCATGAACCATGAAACGTTAGAGACCATGGGTAAGCGTAAGAAGCCATTCACAGTAGACTATGCAGGTTTCGGATGGTTGCTCATTAAGAAGGGAGTGTTTGAGCATGAGGATATGAAGTATCCTTGGTTTGCTCCGAAGATGCAAGTCTTTGAATCTGGAGAGGTTCAGGATATGTGTGGAGAAGATGTATCATTCTGCCTGGATGCAAAAGAAGCAGGTTTTGAGATCTGGTGCGATCCTCGTGTCAGAGTTGGTCACGAGAAGACAAGAGTTATTTGATACTATGGCAGACTCTTACACTATCATCATTAAAGGTGAGGTAAGATATAAGAACCTTACTCAAGAGGAATACTTTGAGTATATGGATGACTTGTCGATAGAGTATTATCAGACAGGTCGTCCCCGTCCCTCGGACATTGAAACTAAAATTACAGGAGACTACAAATGGCAATGAGATCAAAGGTTGGTGTGGTAAAGGACGGGTTTATGCCCGGAAAACCCAAGAAGTCTCGTCAAGGACAAGGGAAGAACACCAAGTACGCCGCGACTTCTCGCAATAATAAAAAGAAGGTTTATCGCGGGCAAGGCAAATGAGCACATTGATCACGAACCTTCCAACACAGAAGGTATGGGTACGTAAAGAATACCTCTGTGATCATAAGGATGGGTTTGGTGAATTTGTAGAAGGCATGTGGGTATGTGCTAAAAGCATACCTGGTCGTGCCTTTTATTTTGAAACCTACCTTCCACAGTATGGGGCAATGTATGATAAGTTGCCTATTAGTGCATTTGTTGCCGAACCAAAGACACCTGACCCTGACTTAGACCTTCCGAACTTACAGTTCTGGAACTGTATGGACTATAACGTAACTAATATCTGTAAGCAGATTGTTGCATCAATGGAATGGGAAGTAAGAACCAGGCATTTTGGTTCATTGAAAGGTACATACATCTGTACTCTCGATAACTATCACGGTGATATTGATACTATTGACTCGTCTTGTAGTGAACTACCTGATGAACACAAGAGTTTTAACCTCATTGAACTGGAGAATGGGCAGTTTGCTTTGTATCCTAATAACAGATGTCGTATTTACGATATCTCAATGACACCAAATGATGTAAAAACACCTGACTTTAAAGTATCTACTGAATGGTATCAAGTAGAAAATGGTGTTAAGTGGGGACGCCTTGGTGATTGTCATGATTACTTCTGGACTACACCAGAAGAACGTGAAGAATATCCCGTGGTAAATAATGATGAAGGGATGGAAACCCCTTAAAAAGTTCTGATTCACATAATCAGGAGTTAATATGGCAAAGTATCACGTTGATCGTGATGTCAACTACATGTATCAAATGTGGGGAACCACAAGTTTGATCACTGACTATTGGACCAAGCCCAGAAAAACAGAAGATCCAGAAGAAATTGCCACTGAAGATATAAATAAAGGCAAGAAAACTATCTGACCAATGGCAATCACAAGGATATCAAGGGGTTTCAAGGACATTAGTTTGTCTTTTGAGCCCCATCCTGTGACAAAAGACTTGCCAGTTCTTAAAAATGCTAACGCTATTAAGCGTGCAGTTCGTAATTTAGTTCAAACTATCCCAGGGGAGCGTTTTTTTCAACCTCTCCTGGGTTCTGACGTTTATAGATCCTTATTTGATTTCGTTGATTACGCCACTGCAAGCGTAATTGAGAACCAAATTATTACAACTATTGAAAACTTCGAAGAAAGAGTTGAAAATGTAGAAGTTCAGGTCGAACCAGAACCTGATATGAACACTTTTTCCGTAACAGTCTTCTTTGATATTGTTGGTCAAGACCTTCCTGTTCAAGAATTCACGTTCATATTAGAGGCGGCACGCTGATATGCCTTTTACTAAGTTTACAAACCTCGACTTTGACCAAATTCGAGCATCAATTAAGAGTTATCTTCGTTCAAATTCCGAATTTTCGGACTTTGACTTTGAAGGTTCTAACTTTTCAGTCTTAATTGATACGCTTGCTTATAATACTTACATCAATGCGTTCAACTCTAACCTGATTGTTAACGAATCTTTCTTGGATTCGGCAACATTGAGAGAAAATGTTGTCTCTTTAGCAAGAAATATTGGTTATGTACCCCGCTCCAGGAGCGCAGCAAAGGGTCAAGTAAGTTTTACTGTACAAACCACTACAACATCACCTACAGTTACCTTAGAAGCGGGTCTGGTGTGCGTTGGAATGTCGGAAGAGACCAACTTTGTGTTCTCTATACCCGAAGATATTACAACAACAGTTAATTCTGGTGTTGCAACGTTCGATAATATTGATATTTTCCAAGGAACCTTCCTCAGAAAGCAGTTTGTCGTTGATGGTTCTTTAGATCAACGCTTTGTTCTTGATAATTCGTTCATTGATACGTCAACTATCAAGGTAAATGTCAAAACCAGGAATGATACTGGTCTTGGAAGACCATTTACGACTGCTGATAACATTTTAAACCTGGATAAGAACTCAGAAATCTATCTTTTACAAGAAGTTCAGGATGAAAAGTACGAACTTCTGTTTGGTGACGGATATTTTGGCAAAAAACTGTCTAATGGAGACGTAATTACTGCAACTTACATCATTACAGATGGAAGAGATGGTAATGGACCGTCTTCTTTCAGTTTTTCTGGTCGTTTTACTGATAGTTTAGGCAATCCAGTTGTTCCTACCACCACTGTTCAACTCACGACGGACAGAAAAGCACAAAATGGTGGCGATATTGAGCCAATTGACTCAATTAAGTACTTTGCACCAAGGATTTACTCCTCTCAGTACCGTGCAGTCACCGCTAGAGACTACGAAGCCATTATTCAGTCCATTTATCCTAACACAGAGTCCGTTTCTGTCGTAGGTGGTGAAGAATTAGACCCACCACAGTTCGGTCAAGTGCTGATTAGCATTAAACCCAAGAATGGTGACTTCATTTCCGACTTTGATAAGGAACAAATTGCCATCAAACTGAAAAATTATGCAATTTCTGGTGTAAACCAACAAATTGTTGATCTTAAGGTCTTGTTTGTTGAAGTTGACACTGCAGTTTACTACAATAGTTCACAAGTGTCTGATGTTAACGGTCTGAAGACCAAAGTTAGCAATACTTTGAACACATTCTCTGATGCAAACGTCAGTAAGTTTGGTGGTCGCTTCAAATATAGCAAATTAGTTCAAGTTATTGACAATACTGACAATGCTATTACCTCTAATATCACTAGAGTCAAGATTAGAAGGAATTTGAAGGCACTGATCAACCAGTCAGCACAATATGAACTTTGCTATGGTAATAGATTCCACAAAAACCCCGAAGGTTTCAATATCAAGAGCACAGGGTTCAACTTAAGAGGTAGAACTGGTACTTTCTTCTTTACAGACACTCCTGGTGAAGATGATATGGGTGTTCTGTCTGTTGTAAGAGATATTAATGATGAAGGCAAGTATGAAATTGCTATCAAGTCTGTTGGAACTGTTGATTATGCCAAAGGTGAGATATTGATTAACACCATTGATATTTCAGGTACTGAAAAGGAAAATAATATTATTGAAATACAAGCATTCCCAGATTCCAATGATGTTATTGGTCTCAAGGACCTCTATTTGAGTTTCTCGGTTGCAGATAGCAAGATAAATATGGTGAGAGACACCATTACTTCAGGTGAGCAAATTTCGGGTGTTGGTTATAAGTCAACTTCCAGTTACCTAAACGGGGCATTAAAGAGGGTATAAGTAGATGATTCAAACGGGCTTTGAAAAGCGAGTTAAGATTCAACAGGTAGTTGAAAGTCAACTCCCAGACTTTTTAAGAGCAGAAAGTCCAAAAAGTATTGACTTTCTAAAGACATACTATTCCTCACAAGAATTTCAGAGTGGTCCTTCCGACCTTTCTGAAAACTTAGACCAATATCTTAAATTTGATAACTTAACTCCCGAAGTTATCAGTGGAGAGACGACGTTATATTCTAATATCACCACATCTGAAGATACTATTCAAGTATTTTCTACCAAGGGTTTCCCATCAGATTATGGTCTTTTCAAGATAGGTGATGAGATCATTACCTACACTGGACTCACGACAAATACCTTCACAGGATGCGTCAGAGGGTTCAGTGGCATCACTTCCTATAGAACTGACCTTGACCAAGAGGAACTTGTCTTCCAGGAGACTACAAGTGCCTCTCACACCGCTGGAGACAAGGTTCAGAACCTCAGTGCACTGTTCTTGAAGGAGTTTTACAGGAAACTCAAATATACCTATGCTCCTGGGTTTGAGGACGTATCATTTGTATCAGATCTTGACGTAAACAACTTCCTTAAAGAGGTTAGAAGTTTTTACGAATCAAAAGGAACAGAAGAGTCATATAACATTATTTTCAAAGTATTATTTGGTGAAACTCCAAAGGTTGTTGACCTCGAAGAGTTCCTCCCCAAACCTTCTTCTGCAAAATATATTAGAAGAGAGCAAGTTGTAGTAGAGCGCATATCTGGCGATCCTAATAAACTTGTTGGTCAAACAATTCAGAAGTCTTCTGACCCAAATACACAAGGTTCAGTGTCTGAGGTTGAAATATTCACTAGATCTGGTATCAACACATTCTTCAAACTTGGTTTGTTTGTCGGATATGATGATAGAGACCTTATTGAAGGAACATTTGTAATTCAACCAGAAACGAAGGTTATCAACCCTGTTGCTCCAGGTGGAACAACTATTACTGTTGATTCTACAGTTGGTTTCGGAACCACTGGAACTATTATTGCTGGTGATACCCCTATCACTTATTCTGATAAAACTATCAACCAGTTCTTGGGTTGTCAGAATGTTGTGAATGCACTTCCAACAAAGACTTCACTTAGAACCAATGAAACTTTCATTGGATATGAAGATGGAGATATCACAAAGAAGGTAGAGGTAAGAGTAACTGGTGTTCTTAAGGACATCAAACCTATTAATGATATTGTACTTGCAACTGAAGGACAGAAAGTCAATGTCAAGAACGTTGGTGAAAAGATAAAGAATCCGGTAGAGAAAACTTACAAGCAGTTATTTGCTAACTCCTGGGTCTATAACAC